GGGAAAATCTCCTTGTTATATTTACGCTGAAGTTGTAAGGTTTTATTTGATTTTGTTGTCTTGGCACCCGTAAATACATCCACACGATAACGATTAGACATACCTAACGCACTTAATTTTGACATACGATAAGTTGTCTCAATCCTATCTTTAATAAAACGTGGCAATTGCGCTACTGATTGATTTATTACAACTAAATCACAACATTCTCCTGTATCAGGATTCGTAAAATGACGATGTTCAGCCAAAAAAGAACGATGATTCTCATGAATTTTTTCACTTGGAAAAATTCGCCATACTTCATCAAGACAAATTAAATCACCCGCACGACAAATAGAGCTTTCAGCACCTTTATAAGGGAAAAAATCAGCTTGTTGGCACTGCTCGTCTGAAACTGAAATAAACTCCCCTAAATCCTCGGGGTTTGCGCCCTTTGATACACAATAATCAAATAATTTTGACTGTGTTACACCAACAATATTACTGACAATCCGACGCCCTTTCTTGAAATGTTCAAGAATAACCGAGCTAACTACTTCATAAGATTTACCACTGCCAGGAATACCTACATAAGCCAAAATAGCCATAACTTACCCTATTACTGGAATACGACGAATAATAAAACGTGCCAACATCGCAGAAATAAAAAGCGTAACACCAAACGGAACTTTTAATAACTCTAAGAAATACCACATATCAGATGGCAAATTATTAAACAGTGTTTGAAAATTCACTCTTAAATTTTCAGGTATAAAAAGCTCAATCACGACAGGAATAAATTCTGTCGTAATAAAAAACAATGCAAAAAACACAAAGAATTTTGCCACGATACCTTTAAAAACAAACCCTAAAAAACCGCTAAATAATCTTAAAATCAAACCACCCATAACTACCTCTAAGCACTCAATAATTTACGAATAGCAATAATCGACCAAATCAGTGTAAATAACGCACCCAAAATTGCTCTGTTTTGCTCTAAAATCGGACAATGGCTATCTATCGTATAGGTATGATTTAGCGCATTAAAAGACCAAGTTGGACATTGTGTTGCTTTTCCTTGAATAGTTAAATTTTGAAACTCAGGAAAAAACTTTTTAAACGGTTCTAAAATTTGCTGTGCTGTCGGAGGTTCTAAATTAGGATAATTAGGATCACCATAATTATCTTCATCATGTTTATTGGAGTAAGTATTATTACTACTGGCCCCAGGGTTACTTGGCCGTGATGGATTGATAGGTTTTGATGTCTTTTTATCATCAAACATATCAGGAGAATAATTAAAGCTTAATAAATCCTCTTTAGTTAAATATTCACGGCCCTTCAAAATATCTGATTGCATAGCATTAACAGGTGAGAATGCAAAATTAATTATTCTACGTTCATCACTATCAAACTCCTTACTTTGTAATGTAACTAACTCTTTTAATAATCGCTCTATATTACTTTCACCTACAACTAAAGGCTTATCAGATGGTAAATTTTTAATTAATGCCTCTGGTGTTCCTAATTCATATTTTTTAGTTACTTTTCTCTCCTGTTTCTCACCATTAAAAATAAAAGTCGATACGGCTTCTTCATGTTTATTTTCACCAAACTCATAATCAAAAGTAACTTGATAAATCCTATTTGTCTCCGATTGACTAACAAGATTCTTATTTTTAATTGTGGGATTACGCATTTCAATAAAACCAGAATCAGCATAGTTTTCAACAGCACATTCAATAACATCATCAATATTTTCATTACCGCATTCTGGATAAGCTAAACTTTTCCAAAAGATAAATACTTCAGTTTTTGTCTTATAAACAAAAATTGGTGCTGTTTTTGTTGGCTTATCTCCCTCTAAATAATATTTCTCTTTCATATTTGTAATAGGGTTAACAACCCATACAAAATAGCCATTCTCGTCTTTTTCCGCATCTGTAAACATCTCAAAGGCTTTATCTATTGCTCCATCAACTAAAAGCCCCGCACCAGCAGCAACCATAACTGCGCCCCAAGGGTTACGTTTGCCCAAAATTTCTGCCATTTTTGTACTTTTCTGTGCGATTTTTCGTAAGGCATTCGCACGTTGTAATTTTTGTGCGTCATCTAATGTCATCGGTAAATTTTTAGTCGTGCTATAAGATCGCTCAAGCAAATCCTTTGTTAAGATCTTTGCTATGTTATCTTTTGTTATAGTGCTGTCTGCAAATGCTGAAAATGATAGGAAAATAAAGGGAAAAATTACCCATCTATGCCACGAATAACTGCCCAAGCGCATAACATTCCCCACGAAAAAAATAAAATTTGCCACATAATTACCTCTTAAAATTAAAGGGGCAATAAAGCCCCTTTAATTCGTTATTAAGCACCACGAACCGCTTTAATAATCCATTGACCACCCTTCCAGGCAACCAATGCACCAATGATGATACCAATAACAGATAAAACCGCAGTGATTGCTCCACTGAAATCAATTTTTGAAGTCAAAGCTGTATAATCAACTGCTTGTTGTTCAGCCATTGCTAATGCAGGAACTAATGCGACTGCGCCTAAAGCAACTTTAGTTGTTGCAGATTTTAAAAATTTAAACATAATAAAAACCTCAATTAACTAGGCTTTTTTGATTGTCTCTAAAATCAGTCCACCGAATTTAGCAATCAACCAAAATCCTAATGTTATTGAAAACGATGCAGCAAAAATTTCAGGATAATACTGAAATTCTTGTGCACCACCTTTATTTGAAGTACCGTAAGCTTGGGCAGACTCAACAAGTTTTTCTGCCTCTGTTTGCGGTATCTTCAAAACTATTTGATCACAACCATCACCACCAAAATTCATATACGGATGGCAAAATTTAGTTGTAATCTCGATTTCATTACTCATAAATGAAATACCAATAAATAAAAAATTGTTAGAGCAAGGCTACAACCAATAAAACTTGCCCCTACCATTTCTATAAATTCACGCATTATTTCAATTCTTCTATGATTGAACTTTCATCAAAATTGTAAGTAATACCTTTACGACCATTTTCCATAGCCCATTCACGTGGATAAACAAGCACCATTACCGTTTTATCCTTTAAGCGATTAATCGTATTTCTTAACGCATCATTCATAGAGCGATCATCAATCTTAATTTCTTGAATTGATGTGTTATAGCCGCCATAGCCATCAGGTTCTTGTAATTGAACCCCCATGTTATGACGATCTTTTACTTCTCCAGTTTCTCGATTAGTGAAAGATGAAGATTTATAACCTTTTAAAATACCTACAATATAAAATCCGGTACGCATAATTGATTTCTCCTAATTAGTTATGTTATATAAATTTTCCATTAATATATGGTAAATAAATCCTGAAAAGTCATCAGAATGCTTTTCTAAAATTTCATCCCCTAATAATATTGAACAAAGAATTTTTAAAATTCTTTCGCTTTCCTTAAATAAAGATTTATTTAGTTCATTATCACTCTCAATAAGACAACCAAGCCTTTCGTGATATAAATAAACTTCATTTTTAATCAAATCATATAAGTTGCTCATATCTCACCTATACAACTAAGCGTAAACAATTTGGTATATTGCTTGGAAATTGATAAAAATCAGGGGCTTTAAATGGACGAACCATAATATTTTCACAAGCGATAACTCTAACAGCTTGGAATTTCTCAACATCGCAAGGATTCGCAATATCAATACCGATTTTTCTTAATCTTGCTCTATGAGTTTCATATTGACGAGATTTTAGACCTAACTCCTTGCCGCTAGCCCATAACATTGCGTAATATGCTGAAGTTGTTGCTTTTCTCAATGTATCAACAATCCCTTGAGAAACTAATTGTTCAGCAATGGTTTCTAAATCATATTGACTTACATTTAGCTTTTTATACATGTCAGTAAATTCCTTCTGTAAGTTTTCTAATACTGAAAAATCACTAATTCCCCAATAACATAAATTTTCACGTTGCAAATATCTTGATTTTAATTTTTGCTCAAAACGGACTACTCCATTTTCTCTACAATACTCATAAACATTTCTGTAATATCTAAACTCTTTTGATTCTTCACCAAATTTACGCTTAATCTTGTCATAAGAATGAACTCGCATTTCTTCATGTTTTATATAACAGCTTGGGTAAATTAAATTGGCATTTCCTTTTTCACTAAGCCAATCCGTAGTGCAACCATTTGTATGAAGTCTGCCAATAGAATTTCGATAACGCATCTGTGATAAGGCTTTTAGAAATGTGCGTTCATTGCCCTTACCAACTGCTTTATTGGTAGTAATATCTAAACGTTTAATGGTTGCACCATCTGAAAACTTTTGAAGTTTTGTACCGTCCTCTCCTTGTCTATAAAAAATCTCGGTACAACGTGTGAATTGTGGTAATTTGAGAGAAAAAAGAATTGAATTAAAACAAGATACACAACTATCAACCGCTTCAAACCCAATTAAATTCTCAACTCTCCCCCATCTGCTTGGATTCCCAGACATTCGAATAACTGAACCTGAAATCTTGATACTAACTTCATCACAAAAACTACCTTTATGATGATACTTACCTGTTTTAATGCCAGTTTGAAGTTCACCTGTTTCTAAATGAATTCCTATCATTCCAAAGTCAAAAATAGAGCAAAGAATGGATTCTGGGATCTCTACCCCAAAATCTTGCTCTATTTCTAACCAGTCAATAAAGTAACTCATAATAGTGTATACATATAACAAATAACTTTTGCAAATAAAATACACCTGTTACAAGTATCTTGTCAATATGTAGATGATAAAACTTGTATACAAAAGTATAATGCCAAAATAAAATACTAAACTGTTAAGGCTTTAAATTGAAAAACGTAACGACAGACAAAACGATTAGACTTAAAAAACAAGAAGCGATCGACTTAAAAGATATATCTTTTGAGCTGACCAAAAAAGCGATAATGGCCGGACATCAAAAACTATATAAAGAAAGTGATGTTGTACATTACTTGATCGAAAATCTTGCTTCATGTGTAAAAGTGAATGAAAAAGGTTTACTAAGCCTAGATCATGAAAAAGTAACCAACCTTTTCATTAGAGAAGATGAACATAATAAGCCATATGACTACTAAATTACCGCAGAATATTGCGGTAAAGTTCGGGTGTTACAGAACTCCCGAACTTTTTTGAACAAAAAATAAACATTGAAATATAAGGAAATTCATATGGATATTCTACAAAATACCAACAACATACTAAGCTTTATACTCCAATCAATTTCTAGCAAATTTCCATTTTGGATATTACTCATAGGTTCAGTCTATGTATTGTTAAAATCATATGATAAAAATTGGACAAGATTATCCTGGCTGACTGCTACCATTAGCTTTTATATAGGAGTGATAGTTCCTATTTTAAATTGGGAATCTGGAGCTTATAAATGTATTGCACAAGGAGAAAAGACAACCCGTGGCGGATTGGATTTTTGTCGTGAAGGAATGTATGCATGGTATGGAGAAAACCTATGGCAATGGATTTTTGGAATAGCGATATTTCTTATTTTTATAGGATATTTTTATATAGATAGAGATAAATATTAGCTATCTGAAAAATTTCTTCCCTGATTGATATCTATATTGTTTTATAAATTCTTCTAAATCAATAGGAACTGATGAATTTGTCAGTTCCTTTAAAAACTCCCCCAAGTGTTCCATTTTCTCAAATCTTGCTTGAGTCTGTTCTGCAGTTTCCAATCTGTCAAAAACAAAACGAATTTCAACCGTATCATAGCTAAATCTTATATTATGCTCAGTTTGTTTGAGAAGTTTCACTGCCTCATAAAAATGTCTTGGCGTGATATGTTGAATAGTAATATTTGACATAAATTCAATAACTTAAAATTTCGCATAATGGCGGATTATGTGTAAATTCTTGCGC